AGGATATATATCACTGGCATCGACTTGCTGGTAAAACAGAAAAAGAAATTGAAGAAAATGGTTTTGAGTGGTTGATTCCAATGTGGAACCATTTTATGCACAAATATAATTTTAAAGAGGTTTATAATATAGACACTTTTCGTAGAATTTATTTCAATGCACATACCTCTGGTGTGGAGCCTAGGGCTCACATAGATGATGGTGATTTTACCATGATATATTATCCATTGATGGATTGGAATCAATATCATGACGGCGGCGGAACTATTATTTGGACTGATCATGTTGGGCGAAACCATGCACTCCCAAAACAAATTGAAAAGCATGTTCCTTACGCTGGAAATAGATTGATGGTGTTTCCCGCAAAAAGGCTGCATCAAGCTATGCCGGTATCTAGAACAACCTTTAAACTAAGAATTTGTATTGTATTTAAATGTTATTTGTCCGGAGCTAAAGATGAATATAAAGATTGAGTATTTAATTGAACTAGGAGCTGATAAAGTCCCACATAGTGGTGGGACTTTACTTGAACATCTAATCGGTGTTCATGATATCCTTAGTAGTAATGGAGCTCCTCAATATGTTTGTGATGCTGGGTTATATCATTCCATCTATGGAACAGTATCATTTGAACATAAACCCACTGAAGACCGTAATCAGATTCGAGAATTGATTGGAAGTGCTGCAGAAAACTTAGTTTATGAGTTTTCTATCTTAGAAAGACCTAGAACATATTTTATTGGTGAGTTATCAGATGGTCAATTAAGACAAGATTTAACTCTTCTTAATGGTGCAAATGAAATGGAAATGAATAGTCGTCCAACACCCGAAATGTCTATGGAAGAAGCATACGGCCACATAGGTTTTGATAGTGGAAGAAATCTATGACAATTGAAGTTTTTGATAATGTGTTTGTAGAAGATGATGCTCAAATTATTCATGACACGATGTCCGAAAAATCATTTTCTTGGCACTATTACCATAAATCTGATAACAAGGCCGACATATATCACTGGCACAAGCTCGGTGGGCATAATGAAAAAGAGTTATTAAAAAATGGATTTGATTGGGTAATGCCAATGTGGCACCACATCATGGATAAATATGAACTTGATGATATATATGGAATAAATACCTTTCGTAGAATATATTTCAATGCTCACACATATGGTATAGAACCACTGCCTCATAGAGATGATGGTGACTTTACCATGATATATTATCCTGACATGAAGTGGAGAAAAGATTGGGGTGGTGGAACAGTAATATGGAATGAAGATACTACAGAAATTGAAAAACATGTAGCTTATACTGGTAATAGATTAATGATATTTCCAGCAAAAAGATTGCATCAAGCATTGCCAATTAACTTAGACTGTTATCGTTTAAGAACCTGTATGGTTTTCAAAGTTCATTTGGATGCCCCTGATGGCCGACTTGAGTTCTATAAAAATAATGAGGAAGCTTCTTAATTATGTACGAATTGAAAGATTACCTAAAAGCAATTAACCAAACAAAAGAACCTTTGTTGGATAGTGAGGATGAAACGTGGGAAAAGAAGTATCCACCTTTTGTTGTTAACAAATGTCTCATGCCATTTCAAGATACTATATTGTTTGTTAATGAGATAAACCAACTACCAAATATAGATAAGAAGTTACAATTTGACTTTTTCCTAAATAGTCTAAGACCAAGGAAACGTTTTAGTCCTTGGGCGAAGGCGACGAAATTAGAGAATCTTGAGTATGTAAAAGAGTATTATGGATATAATAATGAAAAGGCTAAGGCCGCTCTTGATGTACTAGATGATGAACAAATTTCTGCCATAAAACAAAGAACAAATAAAGGTGGAAGAAATGGAAAAGGTTAGTTGGTCACAAGACAAAATGTTAGAAGTTCGTCTAAAAGAACCAGACGATTTTCTTAAAGTTAGAGAAACACTGTCACGAATTGGAGTAGCTTCTAGAAAAGAAAAGAAACTATATCAATCCTGTCATATTTTGCATAAACAAGGTAGATATTATATTGTACATTTCAAAGAGCTATTTGCTTTGGATGGAAAAGGTACAAATTTATCTGAGAATGATATTGCAAGAAGAAATACAATCGTAAATCTTTTAGAAGATTGGGGATTAGTTGAAGTTGAGGGAGAAACAGAACCGTCTGCTCCTTTGAGTCAAATTAAAGTCATCTCATTTAAAGAAAAAAGTGAGTGGTTACTAGAGACAAAATATAATATTGGTAAAAAACGGGAATAGTATCTTGGAAAACTTTAAGTCTTTTATAGCTGAGGAAGTTATACCTGATAAAATAACAATTCTTATTTTAACAAACTCAAAAGCGAAGAAACCAGAAATTGTTACTGGTATGCTATTAAAGGCGTGTGCAGATTTAGGGTTGCCTTGTTATAGAATAGTGACAACTGAAGCTTGGGTATCAGATAATGATATCGAAAAGGGAACGGTTGCTATTAAAAATTATGATGGGGAAGAAAAAGATATTGTAGTCGAAACTGCTACTACAGTTGTTTTCGTTAGAGCTGGTGTTCTACAAGATGAGATTGGTCTTGCGTTACTAGGTACACTGCAAAACGCTGGTTGCATGATGATCAATGATCGTGATGGCATGGCAACATGTGATAACAAAATGTCAGCCTATACAGCGTTTGAACGAAACAATATCAACACTCCTCGTACATCACTGGTCAACAATGAAAAAAGTATTATTGATGCTCATGAACGTATCGGTGGTAAGTTTCCTGTCATTATCAAAACTTTGACAGGAACACAAGGTATCGGTGTTTCTAAGGTTGACAGTATGGAATCCATGATGAGTGTTATTCAGTCATTGTGGAAATTCAATGCGCCTCTTATCATTCAAGAATTTTTGAAAATAGAGTTTGACGTTAGGACTATTGTTCTTAATGGTCGTATCGTTGCCTCAACTAAGAGAATTAAACCAGAAAAAGATTTTCGATCCAATCGTCACATGGGCGCAAAGACAGAACCTTATGCCTTGAGTAAAGATGAGAAGGCAGAAGTTCTTGCAGCTGCTAGAGCAACGGGTGCATACATGGTTGGTGTTGATCATGCAATTGTAAATAATGAAATTTATGTCTTAGAGTGTAATGGTTCGCCTGGTATGGGATCAGAGTTTCAAAACTACGATATGACTACGGTTCCACAAGAACCAACAAAAGAAAAAGATATCGTTAAATTAATGGTTGAGTATTTGCAAAATCCTGTACACAGAAGGTTTGATTTTAATCAAGAATCGGGTTATCATGAGACTGTAGAGATTGATGGATATGGACCAATAAGAGCTAAATTTGATACCGGCAATGGTACAAAGGCATCTATGTTAGTTGTTGATAAAGTAGAAGTGTCTGGTAAAACTGTTAAGTGGGAGAGAAAGGGTAAAAAATTCACCAGCAAATTACAGGGAATTTCAAAACCTACTCATATTGGTAAGATTACTGAACGGCCAATAGTATATATAAATGTAAAATTTAATAATATGATTTATACAGATGTTCCTATTGGACTTCAGCTAGAAGATGCTGCAAGTACATTTCTTATTAATAGAGATTTGTTGAAAAGATTTAAAGTTAGTGTCAATCCAAGTAGAAAATTTGTCTTATCTGATTGGTCAGAAAAAGGCGATGAAACAGACGAAATAGATTAATATACCCTTGACAAATAACTACAAAGGTGGTATAGTCTAACAATGGACTTTTACACTAATGTACTTCAATGGGGCAATCAACTTTTCGTTAGAGGAGTTGATAATGGCCTTCGTTTCAAGAAGAAGATTCGTTATGAACCTACACTTTTTGATCTTGTTTCACAACCCACTGGGTATAAGACCTTAGATGGTAAGCATGTAAAACCCAACAAGTTCGACTCTATTACAGAGGCGAAGGATTGGTATGATCTTCATAAGAAGCAAGGTCTTGTGTTTGGTAACACTCAATACAATTATTGCTACATTGGTGATGAGTTTCCTAACGATATTCCGTGGGATAAAGATCAGCTATGCATTGTGACGATTGATATTGAGGTTGAATGCGAGAACGGATTTCCAAATCCAAAAGATGCAGCAGAACCTATGCTGTCAATCACAATGAAGAACCACCAAAACAAAAAGATTATTGTTTGGGGTCTTCATGAGTTCCAAAACCATCGTGATGATGTGGACTATCGCTTGTGTAAGGATGAAGCAGACTTGCTATTTAAATTCCTTGACACTTGGTCTATGATTGAGCCAGACGTTATTACTGGCTGGAATACTGAGTTTTTTGATATTCCTTATCTGTGTAATCGAATTGCAAAAATTCTAGGTGGAGAGATGGTTGATAAATTATCTCCTTGGGGTAAGGTGCATGAACGTGAAGTATATCAGATGGGCCGTAAACAACAAGTCTATAATATTTACGGTGTTGCTGCACTAGATTTCTTTGATCTATATCGCAAGTTTACATATACAAACCAAGAACGATACACACTAGACCATATTGCATTTGTAGAGCTAGGTGAACGCAAAGACGGCAACCCATATGAAACTTTCAAAGAATGGTATCAGAAAGACTATCAATCGTTTATCGAATACAACATTCAAGACGTTGAGATTGTAGATAAACTAGAAGATAAGATGCGTCTTATTGAACTGTGTTTAACTATGGCGTATGATGGTAAGGTCAACTTTACTGATGTCCTTGGCTCTGTTCGTTATTGGGATATTGTAATATACAACTATCTACGAAAAAAGAATATTGTTATCCCACAAAAGACTGAACACAAAAAGGTAGAAAAGTTTGAAGGTGCGTATGTAAAAGACCCACAAGTTGGTATGCACAAATGGGTTATGTCTTTTGACTTGAACTCGCTATATCCTCACCTTATAATGCAGTATAACATTTCGCCTGAGACATTGGTGAATGGTGGTACTGATATGGTTGAGGGTATGGTTGATAAGATATTAGATGGTAAGATTAAAAATGATACAGAGTATTGTATGACTCCTAATGGTGCGTTTTTTCGTAAAGACGTTAGAGGGTTTTTGCCAGAATTAATGGAGAATATGTATAATGACCGTGTTAAATATAAAAAACTTATGCTCGAAGCTAAACAACAGTATGAGGACACTAATGACTCCTCAATACTCAAGAAAATATCAAGATACGATAACATCCAAATGGCAAAGAAGATTTCTCTTAATTCCGCTTATGGTGCAATTGGCAATAATTGGTTTAGGTATTTTGATTTGTTGGTTGCTACTGCAATTACGACTTCTGGGCAATTATCTATACGTTGGATTGAAAAAAGTCTCAACATTTATCTTAACAAAATCTTGGAAACCAAGCACGTGGATTACGTTATTGCAAGTGATACTGATTCAGTTTACATCACTTTTGACTCACTGGTTAATAGTGTCTTCAAAGAAGGAGCTGAGACTAGCAAAATCGTCACCTTCTTGGATA